CCTATGATTCCATATATGGAAGGACTGAAAGAGTACGGACAATATTGGTTTGTCACCATAACGCCATACGGGAAGGAACTTGAACCAAATGTTCCATTAAAAACTGATGTTATAAAATGCTTTCAGAAATTGTCCGATATGGTTGGAGTAAATTCTATGGGCTGGCGTTATGACCCTAGCGTGACTGCAACTGTTTTTTTGGTACAGATATAGGTGTATATAATTCCTGTGGACATTTTTGCAGATATTGTTATGCAAATGCAAATATACAGTCAATGAAAAGAAATATGATCAGCTATGCAAAGCAATATAGCTATATCGACAGACAGTTAAGTTTGTTTTAGGTGATATACAATGAATAAATTTTTTATAGAATATCTCTTGAACGAAAAAACAAGATATAGTGGAATAGCTATTCCAGAATCGGAGCAGGAACAATTTCGGCTTTACAGAAGTCTTGCAAATATACGTTCTGCCTCACCTGTATCACAAGATTATATAAACGCAGAAAATCAGTTTTTGCAGAACTTAACAAAGCAAAAGGGTATTACAGATATTGCCGATTTACAGCCGATTGAAGATACAATTTATCTATGGCAGGGTGATATTACAACGCTGAAATGTGGTGCAATAGTTAATGCGGCAAACAGCGGAATGACGGGTTGTTATCAGCCTTGTCATAATTGTATTGACAACTGTTGCCGGAGTGCACATATTGACAGCATTGCATTCTGTTGTATTTCTACGGGAGTGTTCGGATTTCCAAAGCAGGAAGCTGCTGAAATTGCTGTAAATACAGTCAGAGAGTTCCTGAAAAATCATAGCATAAAGGTTATTTTCAATGTATTAGGAGATGATGATTATGAAATCTACAAAAGATTACTCGGCTGAAATTGCAAGTCTGAAACGTGAGATAGAAACTGCCGATTCAATTGTTATCGGAGCAGGCGCAGGACTTTCCACAGCGGCAGGCTTTACCTATTCAGATGAAAGGTTTCAAAAGCATTTTGCTGATTTTATAGAGAAATATGGCTTCAAGGATATGTATTCAGGCGGATTTTATCCTTTTTCAACATCTGAAGAACACTGGGCATATTGGTCGAGATATATCTACGTTAACCGCTATATAGACGTGGATAACGGTACTTATTGCCGACTTTTTGAACTTGTAAAAGATAAGGATTACTTTGTCATCACAACTAACGTCGACCATCAGTTTCAGAAAGCAGGATTTGACAAGCATAGATTGTTTTACACACAGGGCGATTATGGACTGTTCCAGTGTAGTGAGCCTTGCTGTCAAGGAAACGTGGGATAACGAGGATATGATTATCTTCATGCTTGATTCGCAGAACGATATAAGAATTTTCTCCGTACAAGAAACGATCTGCATATACTTTTTCTGGAACTCGGCGTGGGATATAACACGCCTGTTATAATCAAATATCCGTTCTGGCAGATGACTGCGAAAAATCCTGATGCCGTTTATGCCTGCGTGAATTATGGTGATGCTTTTTGTCCTGAACAGATTGAAAGGCAGTCAATCTGTATTAATGAGGATATTGCAGAGATTCTGAAAGATTTGATATAAAAATAAAGCGGTACTTCGTCATGTAAGACAAAGTACCGCTTTTCGTTCTTATCCCTATATTTCCATCCCATTCTTAAAAGTAACCCTGATATCCTCTTTACTGTACACCGTAACAAAGTCCACCAGACTAAGCCAGAGTCCTTCATCAAACTCCGTGACAACATCATGATTGGAAAGTTCCGCAAGAAATTGCTCTGTCATTTCACGATGTGTTTGTTTTTCAAGAATGGCATTTTCCACCTCAGAAAGCCGTAACCTTGCAGCTTCAAATCGCTTAGCAAGGCTGTCATAACGTTTGTTATATTCGTCCTGATTCTGAGCAACACGGGCATTTTCTGCAATACATTTTTTCATCAATACCGCAGTTATATTCAGCTCGCCTGTAGCCTCTTTTCGGCGGAATATATTTTCTCTGCACCTTGCGTCCATTATGAAAATGAAACGTCAGCATATCGCCATAAGCAGTGATTTGCGACAAATTCTCACGCATAATCTCAGTGTTAAATTGTTCCATTTCCAGAACTTCTGCAATCAAGGATTTCAGTGCATCATCACGCATTGCAGGCGGTCTTGGCAGTGAGTTTTTCTTCTGATGCAGTTCCTTGTTATGCTTAAAACATACCCATCGAAGCTCCCTTGAACCGTCTGCAAATGTACGATACTGTTTCGTTAAATTTCGTCCGCAGACCTCGCACTTAATAAATAAAGATAAATCATGATGCAAGAATTTCATGGTTTCTCTGGACTGATAAATCTCGCTGTGACGCTTTCTCTGCTCCTCTGACCACTGTTTTCCGTAATAGGATTTTACGCCCATTTCATTGAGTTTAACTGCAATGATGTAACAGGAATTGCCGTTTATTTTCACAAAGACTTTTTATCTTTGTGCCTAACGACTCTGCAACTGTCTCGTTTTTGATTTTTGCTTTACTTTGCATCCTGTTCAAATGGTATTCTCTCTGTTCTGAAGAAATACCTTTAATCGAGATACCTCTTATCTCTTCAATTGACAAAGCAATTTCCATAGCTCTATTTTCGCTCAACAGAGCTTGCTCGGCATATTTCATCCATTCAGAAACAACAGCTTTCACCTTGTCAATAGTGCTTTTGCAGAAAGACACGTCCAACCCCATTTTTTCGCCAGTGGTCGTCACAGTTCACGCCTTCTACTGCGAACACCATTCTTCTATATATTTCCTCAATTTCCTTTTGAGCCACACCAATTCGTTTGGCATATTCAGCGTACATTTCATAAGAGCAGGAGCAGGGGGTATTGTAGTCAAGATGTGCCAGACCCGCCAATGTAACCATGTGCAGCTTAGTCCCATTTTCACGGTCAAATCTTTTAGTCATAAAATGACATAAACCGTCTTTTTGAAATAGTCTGCATTCTTTCATATTTCATCGCCCCATTTCCATTTGCCGTTATTTACTTTTTTCTTCCTTTCTCTCTTTGGCAAGTTGCCGTTCATCGCAAAGTAAGAAGGTCGCATCGTGTAATCGGGTATAATGCCTTCAAGATTGTGTTCAAGTCTTACGCACTGCATCAGTTTTATGAAGGTGAGCAGTCCCACTTCTTCGCCCTTCTCAAAACGTGCAATCGTTCTTAGCCCAACGCCTGTTCTCTCAGCAAGCTCCTTCTGCGTAATTCTTGCAGAAACTCTGTGCTGCTTAAATCGGGCAGCAAGCTCGTTTATAACAGCATTGCAATCCAGATTGTCCGTAATCAGCATATTGCCACCTTCTTTCCTTTGCTTTCAGCCTTAATGTGTAAGATGTTGCATTTTATTTATATTATACTCATATTATGTAGAGCTTTATTGAGCGTTCCCTGATGCTGTAAATGCCCAAAGCGGTTCACGAAGATAAAGTCATCATAGCCGTCAACCTCGAAATCGCAACGTATTCCAAATGCTTCCTGATACTCCTTTTCTTTCCGAAGCATTTCCCTCACAACAGGAAACATCGGTATTTCACGAAAGCCTGCTGAAGTCTTTGTGGTGTTTATCCGAAATCCACAGTTGCGTTTGATTTTACGTTCTCCATACGCATAATACACAAGCTATGATTAACCGAATTGATACCTCGCAAACCCTTTGTTTAAGCCCTTTCTCAGTCGAGTGATTTGAGTGTCGGGAACAGCAAAACTTCTGCGTCTGCGCACTACTCTACATATTCCTCGTTAATTATCGTTTTTATTCGTTATATTGACGTAAATCTTCATAACTTTTTGCTGTACAATGAAATATGGTGTTAAATTTTTGTTAAACTATTGTTAAAGTACTTTTCTTTAGTGACAGGAGCTTCGTAGAAATTACTTAGAAAGAAGTATTCACCACGAAACGAATTTATTTGCATTCAATCACCTTCTTCAAAATATTTATGATAAAGTTTTTCGCAGACATTATTATATACGCACCGCCTTTTTAATAAGTTCTGTTCGGGAAAAGAATTTACTCTCTCTTAAAGCTATATGGTGTTATTTTTCAAGTTTAACATCTGCATCATATCGTTTATAAGGCAAATGATACTTTTTCATAATATCAGAAAATATACCATTGTCTCCTTTATGTTCTGCTTCAAACCATTCTACATCATTTGAAAAGTAATTCAGAATTTCATTATATGGAATAAGTTCAGCACTCGGAATACTGGTTTCATGATAAAGTTTGCGGTACATGATACCTACGTCCTCTGAAAAGCAACGGTCATATTCCGACAGAGACATTTTCCGTACAAGAAGCGTTTCTATTTCAGACATACAGAGTTCATATATTGCTTTTGGAAACTCCATCTGATAAGGAGAATAAACCGTATCAAAATGCCTTTTGCAAAAATCCGAGTGCATAAACACATCTGAAAATACATTCATATCATATTTCTTTTTTGCCATATATGAATAAAACTGTCCCTGTGTCCTGCATATTCTTGTATCAATCGTAGTCATTATTCTCTATCCTTCTCTTTTTTTACTTCTCTTTGGAGAATATTGTGCATATAATCTCCTTTACCACTGAACTCCATCTGTATTTTTTCGACAATATCTATACATCTGTTTCTTGAAGCTATACCATATAAAAACATCGTCCTGCTTTTCTTTTCCAAACAGTCTTTTTTCACTTAGTACATCAATTTTACTGCAAGCAAAATCCGTCTTTGCAACATATTGCAGACCGTAGTCAACTTTTTGCAGACAAGCTGTAAGACCTTCATCAGTTAAAGAATTTTCATAAAAAGCGTTAAGTGCTTCTTTCATACTATCCATCGGCAATTTTACCGATATGCTTTGCCTGTTCGCTGCAAGAAATGTTATGAATATCCCGTGTGATACCTGTTATAATACCATTCTGCATTCCTGAACATCTGAAAATATCCTAAAGTGTATTTGCAAGAACCGTGTTTTTGAAATATCTTTGCAATTCTTCAAGATACAACCAAGTATATGCAGACTTACACCTGTTTTCAACCATAACAGACCATATATACATCAGTGAAACCTGTAATGCAATCGGTCAACCTTGGATGTCATTCTTCCGGCTGCATCATATGTTCTTATTTCAACGCTGCCGTCAGGGCGGGTCGTCTTTGTGAGTCTGCCGTTTCCGTCATATTCGTATGATGTAACATTTCCGTCCCAGTCTGTTACAGTTTTAATATTGCCGTTTTTATAATAGCTGTAGCGAACAATTCTTCCACCGGGATAGGTGAGAGCAACAAGATTACCAAGCTGGTCGTATGAATACTTGATTGTATTTCCTCTGAAATCAGTGTACTTCGTAACCTGATTCATTTCGTTGTATTCACGAGTGATAACGCCGTTTTCATCGGTTACTGTCAATACATTTCCATTTCTGTCATAGGTGTAAGAAACCGTGCCTAACTCATCTGTAAAGCTCTTTATCCAGCTTTTCGGCTTCTTCAAGCAGTCCGACAGCCATTGTAAGTGTACTGTTTCCTGCTTCCCAAAGGCGATACTGCTTCGGTAATTCTGCCCATATTATCATAGCTGTATTTGCTTCTGCCTTCGTTAGGGTCAATCTGAGCAACAATATTTCCTACTGCGTCGTATTTATAAACAGAAAATCCTTTTTCAGCGTCAACAGATTGTTTAATACGCCCTACCTTGTCATACTCATAGCTTGTTTCGTCTTCACGGGCAGTATTTACACTTTCGATTGTCTTTATCAGATTTCCTACGCTGTCATAAAATCATACTGAGTTTCGATTCCAGGTGCATCTGTTGACGATACAAGATAACTAAGTTCATCATACGTATTTTCCTGTATTGTATTTCCTTTTGCGTCAAGAAGTTTAACAACATTTCCGGCAGAATCGTATTCGGTAATGACTTCGTTTCCTTCCTCGTCAATGTACTTTGTCACACGTCCTGAAGCGTCATATTTATACGAAATACTGATATCACCGTCGTTGCATTTCATTGTAACAGTCAGCAGCAGACCTTCATTACTGTATGTCATACAGATAGTCTGTCCCGACGGAAGCGTTTCCTGTAAACAGTTGCCGTTTGCGTCATACTTATCAAACGTTGTAACGTTTCCGTTTGCGTCCGTTGCAGTCAATATTCTGCCATACTTGTCATAGGTATACTACGTTTTATTGCCCTCTGCATCGGTTACACTGAGCACGTTTCCGCTACTGTCATATGTTGTTACATTGGAATTTCCAAGTTCATCAATTGCTTTTGTAAGTCTCCAAGAAGAATCGTACTTATAGCTTTCACTTGTACCGTCTGCAAAAGTAACCTTTTTCAGCTTTCCGCTTGAACAATAATCGTATTTTTCGGTATATTTGTCAGTTCCATTTACGAGAGTTTTTGTTTTGACATTTCCCGTTGCATCATACGTGTATTCGCAGACTTCACTGTTTTCATTAACACTTTTGATTATATTTCTGAACACAGTTCCGTCCGGAGCAGTCTGAGCAATCAATCTGCCCTCGTTATCGTAATCGTACTTTGTAATCCCCTTAGCCGTTTCAAGCTGAGTCATAAAATTATTTCCGTTATACGAATAATTTACAGTATTATCACGCGTATCAGTTGATGAGATTTTATTTCCTTTGCTGTCGTCTGGCTTATCATTTTGTTTTATACATACTATACAGCGTTTTTCCGCCATTCTGGTCGGTAAATGATACTACATGACCAAGCCAGTCTGAAACATACTGCACCTGATGAGAGTTTTTCTTATTCTCCGAATCGTAAATGTTATTTCTGTCAGTTGCCATTACAGTAAGCGTTCCGTTTTTCTCGTTTTCATCATAATAGAAATATGTCAAAGGAGTTTTTTCATCTCCGTCGTCCTGTTCAGTCACACAACCATTTTCATCATATTTATTGATAACATAAGGACATCCATCGCCTTCAACGGTTGCTGAAACAAGTCTGTTATTTTCATCGTATTCGTATGAAACAATATTTCCGGAAGCGTTTGTTACGCTTGATATACAGCCGTTTTCGTATGAGATAACAGTTTTTCTTCCGTTTCCTTCGACCGCCGTAAGCTGATTTGAATCGTTGTAAGTCAGTATCAGTTTAACTCCTGTAATTTCTTCACTGATTACAGCAGTATTTCCGCTGCGTTCAATGTTGATTTTCTTACCGTTTGCACTGATAGTCTGAATCAGTTTACCGTCCTCATCAAAGATATTCTTAGCTCCGCCCGGTGCTGTAAGCGTATAGATTCCCTGCTCATCACGGTAAAGCCTGTAGTCTTCAAATCCTGTACTTACAGGCAGATACCTTTTGCTCCGATATCATCGGATTCCATAAGATTTATATGACCATTTTCTATTGTTCCCTTGATACAGCCATTTTTGGAATCTTCATCAATAAACAGCGAATAGTTGGAAGGACTCCAATGGACGTTTATTCCGCCCTGTGATTTTTCAAGATACGTTTCAAAATTATGACTCCAGCCATAGCCAAGTTCCCCGCTTTCACTTGAATTCATAGAGTTGTAATCCAGATTAAAATCAAGGGACGAATCGCCTGTTACGGACATCGCTGTAAGGCTGTCTATAAATCCTCCGGTGGTCATATCGACAGGGTCTCCCCATGTATCCATAACATACTGCTGCTTGACATTATATTTGGTAATATGACTCGGTATTGGAGAAACCACTACCCTGACATTTGTATCTTTGTTATGCTCCTCAGCTATGTAATCAATAAGCTTATAGTATACTTCTTCAGGGTCGCCCGGAGCTGAAAATCTCGAAACCAGCGTACCATAAATCACATCGCTCGGTTCAAAAGTACCTATTTCAAACGTCTGATTTCCATATATAACCAAATTTGGTTTGCACTTGTTTGCATTATCAATATGAATATCCGGCTGACTGTCCTGATATTTCTTCACATTTTCCTCTGCACCGACTCTGAACGGTTCAGAGGTCTGGAAATTTGCACGTACCGGAGCATTGAACGGCATAAGAGTTCCGCTGAAATCAGCACTCAGGTTATATTCACCTTTTTTATCGCCTCTTACAGCCCAGCTTATTGTTTTTCTCTCCTGACATGCAATATCTCCCATCCTTTATGAATGAAATGTTCTGAATAGTCCTTACATATGCCAGTATCGGAATCTCTTCCTCAATTTCCGGAGATTCATATACAATCGGTTGAATTTTCACCGTACTTTCGTCTTTAAGTTTTACAGAGTTTGATGGTGTGGAACAGCTTCCTCCTATAAAGCCACAGCCGCCGAAGCCGCCTGTTCCTCCGGTTTGTATATACTGAATAACTGTTGGAATCGGTTTCTGTGCAAAAGTAAGTTCAATTGTAAACGAATAAGAATGATAGTTTGCGGGATTATTAAACTCAATGCCTCTTTGGCAAGTTTGTAGTTATCCGATGCAACAATGCTTAACAAGGGATTTGCAGGCAGTTCAGTACCCGAAGAATATTTAAATCCAAGAACGGTGGGAGCTGTTATATCGTCTGCAACCTGCGTAATAGCTTCATTGGAATCTGCACTCCCGTTTCCTGCTATATCCACTGCGACCACTTTATATGTATATGTGCAGTCAAATTTTGTCGATGTATCGTAATAATCCTTTGTGGGACACAATGCGATTTTAGAATATACACTTTTTTCATCTTCACAACGGACTGCTGAGATTTCCCGAAGTATCCGCAACAACTGCTTCAATATATATTTCACCCTCGGGAAATTCTGAAACATCAAATTTATAAGACAACTCTGATTTAGTGCCTGTTCCTGATGCGTTAACTGTTGCCAGTTCCGTCCATTTCTTTTCATCTGCCGAATCATATGAATATCTGAGTTTCATAATCATTTATAATTTTGTCAGCAGTTATATCAATATTTCCGTCATACAAAAGATAAGAATTTAATCTGAATACACCGAGACTATATGTTGAATATCCTAAATCCGAATCAAATTCACTACTTTTTATATCATTCAAAAATTTTTCCGCATTGCCAACTTTAGAAAGCTGTTCAATTGGAAAATCAGTATACTCAACTTTATTTATACTTCCTATTCTTTCACTTCCGTCAGGCTGAGCATTAAGATTATTTATCCCCGGTGGTATGTTATAACTGTATGTATCAAGATATGTACCCGTTGCCGAATTCACCTGATATTTATTGATTCCATTCGGAGCGACTAAAAATCCTCTCATTGTATCTATATCCGAAGCTGCCATAATTATTGCTTCGCTTTTTGTCATAAACAATCCCTGCATAAGATTAAAATTACAATTTATAAATGATATTGGATACTCTGCATAGTAAACAGGAATTTTTTCATATCTGTTTGTTTCGCTGTCATTCATATCTTCAAGCATTATGCTTCTGCCGGCTGCCATAAGAGTGTTTTCTGCATTGAATTCGGAAATGGTTTCATTTTTTCCTGAACCTCTTACTAAAATATTCTGTGCCGAAATAAGTTCGCTGTCAGTAATTTTTGTATTTTGGGCAGTATACACTGCTATTAAACCTGATTCATTTATTATGGTCACATTATTTGAAAAAAATCCTTGTCTGCCGTACCAAGAAGAAGCTGTCCACCCGGCATATATATGCATTCAAGAGACGGAAAATTTCCCGCAAGATTCAGATTGGACCAGCTTGTCTTATAAATATATTTAAGATTCGGAAAATCACCGATAAGCTGAGTTCCTCCTTCATTTTCAAGTTTTATTTCTTCAATATTTCTGTATTGTCCGCTTAAAGTACAGTTTCCGCCACTAATTGTAATACTTTTTTTATCAGCATCTGAAGGATTAATTGTTGAATTATTCCACTGTGCCTGAATCACAGACGATTCATTGCTGTCGACAGAAAACACAGGATTGTCCTTTTTTAATTGGTCTATATACTGAGATACAGCATTATTGCTGAAATTACTGCTTATGGCAGCGACAGGAAGTTTATCATAATTATCCCAATCGCTCTCAACAGTCTGTTTCTGTATAGGAATAAACCCACTTTTCCTTGCAAGTTCCAAATACATTCTTTTTACCCGAACTGCTTTCTGTTATGTTTATATCAGCATCAAAAATCAGAATAATTGTTTTCCATTTTTCATAATTATCATAAGCTGATGTAAGAAATCCTGTACCAAAAATTCCTGTTTTTCCCTCTCCTTTATCTTTGTCGGAATCAAGATTATTATAACGATTTGCTTGAATTTGCAAAGGACTATCCGATAAAAGAAATAATTATTGACCCATCTGCAACATCATTTATAGCACTGGTGCGAAAAAATCATAAATTTCATATCAGAATGGCAAATAATGACGTTTCGGAGGGTATACGCAATACCGCATCGGCTTTGCAGTCGGGTAAAATCAAAATATGCAAATGCTGTACAAATACTCTTTGCGGAGTTTTCGGCATATCGCTGGAATGAAAAACTCAGCGGAGATGTTCCCGTCAAGGAAAACGACCACGCTATGGACGATATGCGTTATTTTGTAAATACTGTCCTGTATCATCAGGGCGGATTTTTTGCGGAAGTGAGGTGAAATAATGCTTACAGATTTATCATGGCTCGAAAATAATACCGAGTTTCCGCCCCTTCAGAAACATGAACGCCTTAAAGAATATCGCAAAAACGAACTTCTTTTCAATACAAAAATACCTTCTGAATGGCAGGATAACTTTTCGGTTATTGCAAGGAGACTCGGAAAAAATCAGTCCGAAATCGATACTGTTTTCAATTATCAGCAGTTGATTTCAAAGAAAACTGCTGATTTTGTATGCGGTGAACCTCCTGCAATTGAGACGGAACAGGATACCGATAAAATTACAAAAATGCTTGACCGTCAGAATTTCTTTACAAAGCTTTATGAAGCATTTATTGACGTTTCACGATTCGGAAATGCCGTTCTGAAATTCAGGGATAAAACTGTAACGGCAGTATCTCCCATGTACTGGTTTCCGATTTGCGACAAATCCGATTTGAAAACTATTGTACAGCATGTTATAGCATATCCGATTAATCCCGACAGTAAAGGCATTCCACAAAGTTTATACGTTGAAATTCACGAAAAGGGTCGGTTTTACGAACGTATTTATAATTTCAACAGAAATTCGGCAGGCAGTCTGATTTCTGAGAAGGTACACAATACCGGTCTTGATGATTTTGCAGTTGCAATTCTTACGAATATCACGTGTAGTTCAAGTATATTCGGAATTTCGGACTATTCCATAATCAACAGCATTGTTGAAAAGCTGATATGGCGGTTTTCATGTATAGACAACGTGCTTGACAAGCATTCCGAACCGTCAATGTCGGGACCTTCCTCCGCTATGGATTACGATGAAAAAACCGGTCTTTTCTATTTCAATCTCGGAAAATATTTCGCCCGTGACAGCTCGGAAACTCCCGATATGAAATACATTACATGGGACGGAAATCTTGAAAGTTCATTCAAAGAAGCGGAAATGCTTTTCAATCAGTTATATATTTTATCAGAAATGGGACAAGCTTTTGCAGATGCAGGAGGCAAAGACAGCTCCGGAACTGCTTTGAAATTAAGACTTGTTTCGCCCCGAATAAAAGCGTCACGTCTTGCAAAGCTTAACGATTCAAAAGTAAAAGATATTATCTACATATTATGCAGTCTCAATGGAATTTCTGTTGATTATGATACGCTTAAGCTTCACTGGAATGACGGACTGCCAACTGATGAAACAGAACTTATTCAAACTCTTTCGCTTGCGGTACAGAATGAAATAATGTCACGTTATTCAGCTATGAAACGTTTAGGATTATCCGATGCAGAAATTGAAGCGGAGCTTGAACAGATTTCAGAAGAACAATCGGCAGTACAGCCTTTGACTCTGGGGGTAATTGATAATGGCAAAATCACAACTTGATTTGCTTATTGAAATATACCATGAGGCACAAATAAAGCTTATTGCAATAATTTCAGGCAATTACGGAGCAGGTACAAAAACATATTACAACAGTATTCTGAAAAATCTTGAACATCTTATGATACAGCTTGAAAACGAAACAGGTAAATATATTGATATGACCGTTCCGAAACAATACAAAAAGGCTCTGAATGAAACTTATTCATATTTCAAGAAAAACAAATTACAAATGAAACGTCCCGATATGTTTGCAAGAATACACTCCGATGCCGTTTATGAACTGTCAAAAGAAATGCGTTATCACATAAACAAGGGAATTTCACAGGCTGGACGGCGTGTAATCAGGTATCTTGATACTTCTGTTGATAACGTTTTAAGACAATCAGGACTGAAAACTTCGGTAGTAAAAATTGCGTCAGGGCAAACAGTTCTTGATATGCAGAAAGATTTGCTTCAAAGACTTTCGGAAAACGGATTTTTAACTGTTCAATATGGTTCGGGGAAAAATGTGTATCAGGTCGGACTTGATACATATACCGCTATGGTTGCACGTTCAACAACTCGTGAGGCGGGAAATCTTGCAAGAGAAAATCAGCTTATCGAAAACGGTTACGACCTCATGATTATGACGGAACACTATCCGACTTGCAAGCATTGTGCCGAATTACAGGGCAGAGTTTACAGCATATCCGGCAAAGACAAAAGATACAAGTCAAGGCTCGGAAATAACGCTCCGCAGACTTTTTCAGCATTCAGACGTATCAAAAAAGCTGACGGTCAAAACTGGAAAGACTTGCAAAAAAAATATAAATCAGAAAGGAAATAATTCAATGCAGAAAAAATTTTTAGAAGATTTGGGAATATCGGTTGAAAATATTGACAAGATTCTTGCTGAAAATGCAAGCGATACCGACAAAATCAAGTCACAGCTTGAAACGGTTAAAAAAGAACTTGCAGGCAAAGACAATGAATATCAGGCTAAAATTGCAGATATGCAGTTCAATTCCATACTTGATACCGCAATTTCAACCAGTAAAGCAAAAAATTCAAAGGCGGTAAAGGCACTTCTTGACCTTGAAACGCTGAAATCAAGCAAAAATCAATCCGAAGATATAAAATCTGCTCTTGAAAAAATTAAATCTGAAAATGATTATCTTTTTGAGGGTACAAACATACCCGGAGGCGGTGCGAATCCCGTACCGGACACAAATACAAATAATCCGCTCCCAAAAGGAACGGTAATTTTTTAAGGAGGCTTAATCTATGGCACGTACAAAAGCACTTTCACTTTTACAGTCGGCATCTGCAAAAGCTGACCTTTCCGAAATTTACGGAATAGTTATCGATAACGTTATGAAAGATACACTGTCAAGCGTTCTCAAATCGCAGAACTACACAGGAAATCCCAAAGCGGGAAGTGTTGAATTTAAACGTTTTGAAAATTCCGAAGCCAAAACATACGGCACTGCAAGAACCGCAGGCAAAGGCGATTCAATTACAGCTCCGCCCCTAACCGTCAATATCGACGAACATAAGGAAATCGTTGAGGAATGTACAAAATTTGACCTCGATACTTTCGGAGTTTCTGGAATAATGTCAAGACGTGCGTCAAATCACATTGATACAATGACTACCGACCTTGATACTGCATTTTTCAGTACTGCATGCAGTTCGGCAGAAACTTTTACTCCGGTTTCAAGCGAACCGCTTGTTATTCTTGAAGAAGCTATACTTAAACTTGAAACAGTAAAAAATAAGCATGTAAGAGGTACAAACCGTATCAATCACCGTCTTATTCTCTCTCCGTCATATTATAGTATGGTCAGAAACAGCCTTGACAGCGTCATAAACAGCAACGTGGATACTGCGTCAGAAGAATTTGGAATGTTTCACGGAGTAAGAGTATACAGTACGATAAATCTTCCCGAAGGCGTTGACTTTCTGATAATGCACAGCGGAGTAGTCGCACAGCCTGTTGTTGTAAATCAGTACAGCAATCCCGAAAAAATACCGCTTTCCAACGATTTTGCAATAACTCTTTTCTATAATTACGGTACAAAGGCACTTACCCCTGACCTTATGTTCAAGAAAGTAAGTGAATGACAATGTATACATCAGTTCCGGAGGCAGATTCCTATATAAAATCTCACTATACATCAAATTCGGCAGAGCGTAAACGCTGGGAAAATCTTTCAGATGAAAATAAATCAATATATCTTACAAATTCCTTTGAGGCTATCGAAAGACTGAAATTCAACGGTCGGAAAGCTATTGTGGGTCAGGAAACTGCTTTCCCACGTCTCCCCTATCAGTACGGCAAAGTTGAAGAAATTGCTCCCAAATCTGTAAAATATGCTGAAATCGAACTTGCACTTTGGCTTTCAGATACAAAGCGTTCCGAAAAATCAAGAAAACGTAAGGAACTTATTGACGATGGCGTAACATCATTTTCAATCGGTGATTTATCCGAAAATTACGGCAATACGTCTAAAGAAAAAGTATCGGCACTGAAATGCAGTAAATGCCGTGAACTTCTTTCGCCGTATCTTTGCGGAGGATTTGAAACGTGTTAAGTAATTATCTTAATCAGACCGCTGAACTTCTTTACAAAATCGATACAAATCAGCGTGGACAGCCTGTATTTTCGGAATCGGTGACAGTACCGTGCAGGATTCAGAAAAAACATACTTTGATACAAAAATCCGACTGCGAAATCATTTCCGCTGAGTATGTCTGTTATCTTATCGATGAAGTCTCAGCAGGCGATAAAATTAACGGTTTTACGGTTCTTTCTGTTAGTAATATGGTTGACCTTAACGGCGAAATTATAGGATTCAAGGCGGTAATGTGATGGCTAAAAACAATATTAAAATCGACAGCAGGGCTCTTGAAAAACAACTCAGAAACGCTCTAAAACGCAATCCGAAAGTAACTGCAAAAATCGTTAAAAATATTGCTCTCGACCTTGCAGGACATTCCGCACAGCTTGCTCCGATTGAATCGGGTGACCTCAGAAACAACTGTAATGCAGATGTAAATGGTATCACAGTATTTGAAAATCAGACCGCATCCGGAAATGTTTCACCGTCTCTGAAAGCAGTTGCGGAAGTCGGATATTCTTTGCCGTATGCTCTCAGACAGCACGAAGATTTAACGCTTAATCACAGTAAAACAAACGGAAGTATCAGAAATCATACTATCAGATTTCAGACAAAAAACGGTCAGATTCGCCAATATACAGGAACGTCAAGTGTGAACAGAGTTTCAGGAGGTCAGGCGAAATTTCTTGAAAAGCCTTTTCTTGATAACGAACAGAAATATATTGATATGCTGAAATCAATTCCTGATAAGGTGATAAAGTAAAATGAATATACTTGACATTATCGGCGGTATTCTGGGAAATAGTGTGAAACTCGGCTATCTTCCCGATGCTCTCGATGAAATTACAGCAGTTTTTGAGTATCAGGGGATAAGCCGTCTCACAGCTTCGGAAGTACCGACTTTACGGAAAATATTCAGGTCAGAACAAGAGGAGAAAATTCCTACTCAAAGGCAAAGGAAATCTCTCTTACTCTCGATAATTACACAGATGAAAATATCAGTATTATACAAACAACTCCCGTTTTCGATATTGGCAGAGACAGTCACGGAAGACAGGAGTATACAGTAAATTTCAAAGTCTACAGGAGGTAATTTTATGCTCTATACAGGCGTTACGGGTAAACTTTCAATCAAGCAGGGCGATACGGCAGAACCGGTTGATATCGTACATATTGCAAACTGGTCGGTCGACCTTTCAAAAGAAATCCTTGAAGTTCTCAGCTTTGGCGACGAATACAAGGAAAAAGTTCCGTCAATAAAAGACTGGTCGGCAAGTGCAGACGGTACGGCGGATTTTGCAAAGAACGGCGGACAGAAAACTCTGGTTGACGCATTCGAAAGCGGTGCAAAGCTTACCGGCTCATTTTATCTTGACGAAACAACATTTTTGCAGGGCGACTGCTTTGTGGAATCGCTTACAATAGATCATGCCGCTGACGGAAAAGCCGATATTTCAATAAGTCTTGCAAGTTCAAAAGCAGCAGTTCTTACAGTTCCGGCAGAATCATAATTTCAGGAGGTTTTCAATATGTTTATAAATATTAACGGGAATGATTACGAATTATCAACAAAACTTGGCATATCGTTAAAAATTGAGAAGAAGTTCAGACTTCCTCTTACTCAGGTATTTGAAAAAATATCATCTGCCGAAATCGGCGAACTTGTAGATATTCTTGCAATTTCAGCAGATAAAATCAATGACGGAAATTTCAAGGAAAACATTCTTGAAAACTGGGATTATACCGATTTGCAGAACGCTGTTCAGGAACTTCTTGCACATCTGATGTTCAGTGGAGATGATGAGGAAGTCAATGCTAAAATTGAAAAATATCCCGTGGGGGAAAAACAGAAAAATCTGATAAGGAGAATGCTCGGAATTTTACCGCCGACCTCGTCAGAACAGCTTACAGAGCAGGAATAAGCATTCCTGACTTGTGGGACATGGAACTATGGGAATTTAATATCTGTATTCAGGAATACAACAAAATGCAGTCGGAGAATATGCAGAGTGATATTGCAAAGTCATGGCAGACCGCTAATTTCACAGGTGCGGCATTCTGTGGAAAACTCCATAAGCTTGATTATTATCTGAAACAGAGAGAAGTAAATAAAGCTCCGGAAATATCAAAAAATGATTTTGAGAGAAAACTTGCTGAGGCGGAAAGAAGTGTGAAAAAATAATGTCACTGAAAAGCTTATCTGTAAAAATAGGCGCTGATACATCGGGGTTCTCAGAAGGCATACGTTCCATAAATGACGGTATTAAAAAAATTGCTTCGTCAGCGCTTGCACTTGTAAGCGTTACGGCAACAGTTAAGGGTCTTGTACAGGCATTTCAGGCTTATACTTCCCTTGAAAGCAGTATAAACCGTGTAACTGACCTTTTCGCCGATTCAGCAAGATATATACAGTATTTTTGCACAGACTACTGCAAAATCGCTCGGCATGGCGGAAAATTCCGTATATGAATATTCGGCAACATATGGAAATCTTTTTAAAAATATTACATCTGATTCTTACGAAAACGCAAAAATTACAATTGCTATGTTGCAGGCATCTGCCGTAATTGCATCAAAAACCGGTCGCACTATGGAAAATGTCATGGAACGTATACGTTCGGGACTTCTCGGAAATACCGAAGCTATTGAAGACCTTGGCATAAATGTAAATGTTGCTATGCTCGAAGTTACTGACGCATTCAGTCAGATTGCTGACGGTCGTTCTCGGGAACAGCTTACTTTCTATGAACAACAGCAAATCCGTACTCTTGCTATACTCGAACAGGCAAGCGAAAAATTCGGCGATGAAATTCAGCAGGGTTCAGCCTACAGTGTTTCAGTTTTTCAAGGAGCATTTGAAGATCTGATGTCAACCGCCGGGGAATTCGCAAACGAAGTATTTCAGCCGGTAATTAAATATCTTACAACTTCCGTTCAAAGCGTTACAACAGTATTGCAGTCGCTTAATACCGACGGTTTACAGCCGATTGTAAATGTACTTCATAATGTTGTACAGTATGCTGTAACGGCTCTCAAATCACTTGTAAATCTTATAGGAATTGATATTAATTTCAGTGAAACAGATTACGGAATGTCCGAAAGCTTTTCCGTATCTGCTGAGAGTTCCGGAGAGATTTCCGAAAATATGAGTGATACTTCCGATACCGCCAAAAAACTCAGAAAAACTCTCGCCGGATTTGATGAACTTAATGTCCTTGCTGTTCCTGATACCGATTCTTCACTTGATAAAAATTCACCAGATAAAGGTAAAGATAAATCTGTATTTTCATCGCTTCCCGACCTTGAAATCCCTGATGAATCTGTAACACCCGTTGATATCGATACATCACGCCTTGAAAAGAATCTTACAAAAATTAAAGATAAGCTCAAGCCTCTTACCGATTCTCTTTCCGACCTCTGGGAGGCTCTTAAACCCTTTGCGGAAAATGTCGGCGAAGGTCTGTTATGGTTCTGTGAAAACGTTCTTTTACCTCTCGGAGAATGGAATTTTAATGTTTTACTGCCTTTTGCATTAAATGCACTTTCAAGTGCCATAGAAATATTAAATGCAGTAATTGACGGCTTTAAGCCTATGGGTGAATGGCTTTGGAATAATTTTATTAAATCGGTTTCAGAATGGACAGGACAAATAATAACATCAGGTCTTGAAAAACTTGCAGGGGCTCTTGAAAGTATAGCAAAATGGTGCAGTGAAAATAAAACTTCTGAATCTGTTATATTCGGACTTTCAGGAGCAGTTCTCGCTTTAAACGCAGTTATAAAAACAAGTGCCATTTCAACATTTATAGGAAAATTAAGTACAGCAATTACAGCAATCGGGCAAATAGATGTAACTATTGGCACTATTATTGCAGGTATAGCAGGCTGGGTATATGCCATTACTGAACTCTGGAAAAATTGGGACGATATAACCAGTGTAGTGAAAAAAGATGGCGGAGTATTTAATTTTATCGGTAATTGGATTGATGACTGCCGTCAAGATATTGAAGACTTCTTCAATAGTTCATTTCTGGGTAAAAAATGGTATGATTTCTGGTCAAAAGCTGGAGAAGTTATTTATACCGTTTTTAAGGAAATTCCTCAAAAAGTAAAAAAAATAGGTATTAGTATCATACTGGGACTTCGTAAAGAAATTTCAGAAATATTTAAAAATCCTGAAAAATGGTTTGATGAACATATCGGCAATTGGATTGAAAGTTTCCATAAAAATATAGAAGATTTCTTCAATAATCTTCCTTTAGGTAAAAAGTGGTATGACTTCTGGTCAGAAATCGGAGAATCTGCTTATACTGTTTTCAAAGAAATTCCAAAGAAAATAAAAACAGCAGGCACTAACATTATACTTGGATTGTATAAAGGAATTTCCGAAGCATTTAAAAATCCAAAAGAATGGATTAAAGAACACATATTCAATCCATTTATAAACGAATTTAAAAAACTTTTCGGTATTCGTTCACCGTCAACTGTTATGGCTGAACTTGGCACATATATTATTTCAGGTCTGTGTAATGCAATTACAGAGGGTATAGCAAAAGTTAAAGAAATTTTTGAAGGAATCCTTACAACAATTAAAAATATTTTTTCAGGTATCAGTGAATGGTTCAAAGGAATATTTCAAACCGCATGGGATAATATCACCGGAATATTTTTGGGTATCGGGAATTGGTTCTCTGAAAGATATAATGATATTGCTACAGCTTTTTCCAATATCGGAGAATGGTTTAGAGAAAGATTTCAGAACGCATTGGATAATATTACAAGTATTTTCAATAGTATAGGCAACTGGTTCTCATACCGCTGGAGCGATATTGAAAATGCTTTTTCAGATACTGCAAACTGGTTTAAAATCACGTTTAAAAAAGCTCATGACAATGTAACTGATATTTTCAAAAATATCGGGAAATGTTTTTCAGACAGGTGGAAAGATATTAAAAACGCATTTTCTGAAACTGATAACTGGTTTAAATTAAAATTTCAGAAATCATATGATAATATAAAAAATATCTTTATCAGTATAGGAAATTGGTTTCTTGACAGGTGGAGAGATATAAAAAATAATCTCACAGATATTCCTGACTGGTTCACAGAAAAATTTCAAAACGCATGGGACAATATAACTGAAATTTTTTATAATATAGGAGGTTGGTTCTCAGAAAGATATAATGATGTTACGACGGCTTTTTCCGATGTAAGTGAATGGTTTAAAAACAATTTTCAATCTGCTTATGATAATATAATATATATCTTTGCAAACATCGGCAACTGGTTCTCTGAAAGATATAATGATGTTATAACAGCTTTTTCTGATGTAAATGAATGGTTCAGGGAAAAATTTCAGTCTGCCCAAAATAATATAACAAATGTTTTCAGCGATATTGGAAGTTGGTTTTCAGACCGCCGGAATGATATAACATCAATTTTCGGAGGTGTCGGAGACTGGTTTTCTGAAAAATTCCAGTCAGCATATGATAATATAACCGGAATATTTTCCGATATAGGAGGCTGGTTTGATAGTATATGGGAAACACTTTCAGAAAGTGCTAAGAGCGGACTGAACTGGATAATTGAAAAAATAAATGGTTTTACATCAAAATTAAACAGCTTTATAAATTTTGATTTTCCTATTCCGTTAAGCGGTGAGATGGTATACATTGGCTTTGAAATTCCCGAAATTCCGTATCTTGCAAAAGGCGGTATCGTTAATTCTCCAACGCTTGCAATGATAGGTGAAGCAGGAAAAGAAGCTGTACTTCTATTGCAGAATAACACCGGCTGGATAAACGATATTGCAGGGAAATTATTGAATTCACTGAAAAATGTATTTCCTGCTGAAATCAATTTCGTAAACAATGTTCCTGCAATTAAACAGGCTTCTGCAAATTCCCCGATATATAATAATTATAAATACGAAACTTACAATATACAAAGAAATTTTCATACAGCTCAGAATGACAAGCGTTATCAGAATCTTCCGACAGTAAATATCTGCTTATATCCAAATTCAAGAGCGTTCAAGCGTGATGTCTTGAATGTTTACCGTGAGGAAATCGCAAGAGGTGGTAAGATAGGTTAAAATAAAAATATATGTTTAAACATATTGACATAAAATTCCTGAAATGATATAATAAAAACGTAAGTTTATATCTAAAGGGGTGTCAATATGAAAAAATGCAGATACTGTAAAACCGATATTGATGATAAGGCTAAAATATGTCCGAACTGCAATAAAAAACAGAAAGGCGGCTGCTTTACCGTTTTAGGTACTGTATGCGTAATTGTTTTTTTAATTATCTTAATTCCGTCCTTTGTAGGAGATAATAAGAAGAATAATGATACAAACAGCAATTCTGGTACTGTGTCCATAAATTCATCAAAAGAAAATTCTGAAATCGAAAAGATTGAAAAAACCGAAGACACAGAAGAAATCAAGCATGAAGCTGAGCAGATTATATATGACCAAAATGATATTAAAATAACATATAAAGGTTTTTCTCAGGCAGGATTTTTCAAAAGTGTATCATTTGATTTCTTAATCGAAAATAACAGCTCTCAGAATGTTCTTGTCACAAGCGAAAATGTATCTGTAAATGATTTTACAATTGCAGAGTTCCTTTATGAAGAGATTGCATCAGGCAAAAAGTGTAACAGCGGAGTAAAATTATATGACTATTTTCTTGAAGAAAATGATATTAAGAATATAAATAAAATTGAATTTAATCTCAAATTTTTAAATCCTGATACATTTGAAACACTTTTTACAAGCGATAAAATTACAATTACACTTAATGAAAATGCAAAGGCAAATAATACAGTTCCGGAAGGAAGTCAGCTTATTTACGAACAGGACGGTATTTCAGTTTATTATGTAAAAAATACGGGCGGTTCATGGATAGCAGAGGACGGACTAAAATTCTATATTCAGAATGATACAGACAAAAATATTATAGTTTCCTCTGATAATGTAACAGTAAATGACTTTACAATAAGTTCTGCTATGCTACATGCTATTATAGAATCACATAAAAAAGCTAATGATACTATGGATTTGTATTCAACTGAACTTGAGAAAAATAATATTGATAAAATAGAAAAAGTTGATTTTATTTTAAAATGTTATGATACAGATAATCTTGACAGCATATGGGAGACTGATACTATAACAATTACTATGAACTGATATTTTTATAATTTATATATAATTCAAGCACTCCATAAGGAGTGCTTTTTCATACACGAAAGGAGGTTCACAATGAGCAATACGATACAGAGCATAGACGGGCAGGAGCTTCCGATTTCGCCAACAGAATACAACGTAACAGTTCAGGATATAGACAGCGACAGCACGGGTCGTTCAACGGAAACAGGCGACCTTATACGTCATGTCATAAGGCAGGGCGTGTATAAAATTGATTTGCAGTTTCGGGGACGTTCATCAGATATTCACATGATACGAAATCTTGTAAGCAAAATGAAGTTTACCGTTGTGTTCTGGGATATTGACGAATGGCATACAGCGGAAATGTATGTGTCAGACCGTTCAATGAATATGCTTGCAACGCCGTATATTGATGGATATTATGACCTTTCATTAAGCCTTGTAGAGTATTAGGAAGTGATAAAGTGTACAATGCAAGTAAGGAATACAAGCGTGAGATAAACGAAACAAGGCTTCATAAAATCAGCGAAAAAATATATCCTACAAACTGGAATGAAAGTTTTGACATTACGGATAAGCTTTGCGGAGAAATTTCGATATACGGACAGTGCATGGAAAATTTAGAATCATTCGGGATAGGTGCGGTATATCAGAGGGAGCTGAATTTTTCACTGAAAACGCCTTTGGGATTCGACGCAGATATTTACGATTCAAAAGCAGAACTTAAATTCGGACTTGTTCTTGAAAACGGTACAACGGAATGGATTCCGCTTGGAATTTTCTATATATTCAATATCGAAAAATCCGAAAATATACTCAGAATACAGGCACTTGACCGCATGTCCGCACTTGACATTCCAACCGGAATCGTCAAAGGACAGACGTATACTTTTGAACAGTCAATGCAGGAAATTACCGAAAATACGGGAGTTGAGTTTGCACAGACATTCGCTGAAATCGAATCGTTGACAAGCGTTTCACTGTGGCAGTATTTCGGGTCGGGAATGCCTGAAACGTATCGTGACATACTTCGTGAAATGTCGCAGATTTTCGGAGGATTTGCATACATAAACCGTGACGGCAAAATTGAATTTAAAAGACTTGACAATATAGCTCCGGTTGCCGAAATACCCGCAAAACGTCGTCATTCCCTCACGATTTCGGAACGGGCTTTTGAATTTGGAAAACTTAAATATAAATCGAATTACGGCAGTATTTCCGTATATACATTCAAGGGAAACGGTGCGGCTGTTTACTTTGAAAATAACGGATTTATCTATTCCAACGGCATTAGAAATCAGCTTATGGATATTGCGGAAAGCTTGAAATCCGTGAAATTTTACTCCGGAACTATTGAATATTCCGGAAATCCGGCACTTGATATTGGCGACTACGTTCAGGTCACAGGCGGTAACGCAAACGGAGAATCCATGCTGATTGGCTCGGATAACTGGATTTTTCGTGGAGTTCAGACCATTGTTTCGCCCTCGGAAGATACAAGCACTTCCGTAAGCCTCAGGGGTCAGAACGGCGCAGACGGTACAAACGGTATTGACGGAAAAAACGGTTCGGACGGCTTTTCTCCGACCGTTGAGGAATGCGAAAACACCGAAAATTCGTACATTCTGAAGATTACCGATAAAAACGGCTCTTACAATACGCCGAACCTTAAAGCAGTATCGGATATTCTGTCATTTCTGGAATGCGAAGCACAGCTCTCCGGAACTGTACTTGAATGTGATTTTAAAGTGTCAAAAGAATTACAGAATATATATTTTCATGGTAATCTGGTACTGTATTCCGAAACTTTAAAAAATGCCGAAATCAAGTACTTTCTTGATGATAAAGAGCTTGATTTCACTCCGAAAATCAGCGTAAACGGATACTTAACTCA